ACTGATAGCAGCCGCAGGCACATTGGGCAAGATTAAAGAATCTGAATTTAATAGAATTGTTTTCTCTGACAGACAAAAGAACGAGTACACAGAGTTTGGATCTTATATCAAACCTTTTATAAACAATATGGTACGTGGAGGAACTCAAGTTGGGGAACCTACTAAATTTTTACAAAACTTCATCAACTTTTATCGTGGCAAGATGGAAGGCGAAATTGATAAACTAATGAAAGAAGCAAACTTTACTGACCCGCAAGAGGAACTAATACATCGATACATGGCCACACAGAATGAGTCTGTCAGAAAAACCATCGAACAAGAACTAGTTAAGTCAGGTGTAAAAGCAGCAGTAGTTCGCCGAATTGAAAAAATTGTAGCTAACGAAGAATTCATGGAAAATAATAGCAACACTTTATTGGGAATTTTGGCAATTTACAAACGAGTAATTGAATGTAAATTGGCGATCCTGGCAAAAATGCAACAAGTTGAAAACATGGGCACATTTATCAAGACAGACGACGGGTACAAAGTTACCGCACCAGAAGGGTTTGTTGCAATCGGACACGATGGTAGTGCAGTGAAATTAGTGGACAGAATTGAGTTCAGCAGAGCAAATTTTTTGGCCCCAAAACAGTGGAAAAAATAATTAAGACATAAATAATTATATGCGTTAGTTCGCAGAAATTTAAAAGGAAAAATAAAATGGCAGTATTTACACGTACAAACGGCAATGCACAAAACGTAGTTAGCGTTGGCAACATTGCATTGAGCACAGAAGCAGCAAGCGCAAACGTTTTGATCAGCACAGGTATTGGCAAGCCAGTACAAGCATTTGCTATCAACAGCAACGTTAGCATGACAACATCATTCGGTACAGGCGAAGGCGTAGAAACAATCCTACGTACTATTGGCTTGAACGCAACATTGTTGGCTTACCAAGTTGGTACAGCAAACAACGGTGCAGTTTCCAATGGTTTGTTGAGCGTTCTTGTTGAAGAAAGCGTATGGGACGCAACTAGCTTGCAAGCTAATATCCGTTCAGCTACAAGCTCTGACTACAACACTACAGGTATTGTTGTTACACAACCTGGTCTACGTTTAGCTGAGTAATCAGTTTGACTGACTAGTAAAAAGGCACTTCATGGTGCCTTTTTTTTGACTGAACTAAATACTCTATAACCGGAATTAGAAGTAATGGCTTCCACAGACATAGAAAAAGAAAACCTAGAAGCACATGTAGAACTGTGCGCTGAACGATATAAAAACTTGCACGACAGACTCGACAGTTTGGACACACGCATGTCCAAAATTGAAGGCCTTATTGCGGACATCAAGCAAAGTGTCACCGCAGCACCCAACGAATCAAATAAAGCAATCATCGCTATAGGCACCACCGTCTTGGGGGCAATGATAGGCGCTGTTATCACTCTTATTGTTCATATAAAATGAAAATAGTAGAGATAGCTGGCCATGCTGGCGTAGCCATTACCAATGAAGAAGCAGAGTTAATGCTGCAATTTGATGATGAAACGCCCACTGTTCCGAGATCAGAACTGTCTGACAGACAAGTGGTAATTGCAAATCACCTAGTCAATAAAAGTCTTTTGAAAAGAATAAAAGAAAATGGGCGCACAATCTACAAAAAGTAAGCTGGGTAAAAAACTAATAGACCTTGCTATACGTAAAATCGATCACTGGGCTGAAACACAGTTAAATGATATCAGATACAAATCCACTTACCCAGTGTGTGTTCAAACATCTCCCACTCATTGGATTGTTGGCCGCTATGAACTTAAAAAAATCAACGATCACCGTTTTTGTTTGTTATTAAATGATGAATTAGTGCATACATTTTATAGTAAACAGAGTGCTATGTTTTATGCAGTATTCAATTCTCAAGGTTATTTTAAAACGGGCGATGCTATATTAAGTCATGATTCGAGAGTTTTAAAATTTTCCGATGATGTGGATCTATTTAAATTTAAACTATATAAACGAAATTTAGACAGTTTTAAACATGATTTGTACGTAAATAGACTTAGCGAGGCTGAAAACAAACTGAAATGTGCTCGAGAAGATTTAACGAAAACAATCCAGTCAGCTAAATATATGAAAGTATGGGATAATATTTTATGAACCTTAAAGAACTAGCACCGCAAACTACAAATCGTCTGAACAAAGTAATGGAAAGCCGTTTTGGTTTTGTTATCGACTATGATAATTTAACTTACGGAAAAGCGCAGCGTCTAAATGCTGCGATCAACGAAAATCTTACTAAGATTCGTCGTAGTTACGGCATACACACAGCAGAGAAAAATCCTAAGTACATGGAAATGCTCATGGTACAAGAAGGACTAAGATCTTGGATTTCTCAACAAGATCACCTTTTAACCGAAGGCGAATTAGAAACTGCTGAAGCAGTGCTTGCAGCCAAGGACATGGTAGACAGCATTCAAGACATGATCACTGATGCCAGCAAAATGATGAACGAAGAACTTCCTCCACTACTTGATACCATCCGCGATCAATTGGGTGCAGCACAAGCAGATAACTTCAAGAATACCGCACAAGGTGCATTGCAAGGTTTAATGGATGCACTAAACGTTGCCCGTGACAGTTTGGACCAAGGTAGTCGTGCTTTGGCTGGTGAACAAGTGGCCCAACCAATGGTCATGGGAGCTGACTTGGAAGCTGATTTAGAAACAGGCTTCATTCCAGCCAACGACCCAGAAGCAATAGACGATTTTGCATCAGTTGACGCAGCTGCAGGCGGAGAAGAAGAACTCGGTAGAGAGCGTCGTTAATTGTGCGAGCCAGAGACTTTATACTGGAAGATGATGAAGGTAGTGAGTACTCCAAGGCCGTCACTGCCCTTAGCTTTATGCAGGATAAAGTTAAAGAAGGTAAACTGTCAACCCAAGTGCCCACACAATTTGTACTTCGGTTGATTCAAAATACTGGATTGCAATCATTTAACTACGACGATCTGGTTAATGCAAACGAAATAGAAAATAGTATTAAATCTATTCTTAAAAAAATTACACCTGATGTTGTTACATTCAATACTGGCGCAGCAGATCAGATTTCGAATGTAGATACTGATGCCACAGCCGCAGTGGATAATCCTGAACAAGTTGTCAGTAACATGGCCAAAAGTGCCATGAAACGTAGACAAGATTAATTAAATACTGTATAATAAATCAAGGAGAATTAAATGGCCTATTCAGACAAGGTTGTAGATCACTACGAAAATCCACGCAATGTGGGCAAATTTGAAATCGATGATTCAGTTGGTACGGGCATGGTGGGAGCGCCCGCTTGCGGTGATGTGATGAAATTACAAATAAAAGTACAAGATGGGATTATTACAGATGCAAGATTCAAAACATACGGATGCGGAAGTGCAATCGCAAGTTCTAGCCTTGTTACGGAATGGGTCAAAGGTCGAACACTTGAAGAAGCAGGATCCATACGAAATAGCCAAATTGCTGAAGAACTTGCTCTCCCACCAGTCAAAATCCACTGTTCCATCCTGGCCGAAGACGCCATCAAAGCCGCGGTAGCAGACTATCGTCAAAAGCATGTTTAGAGTCAATGAAATTAGACATATTCATTTAGAATTAAGTTCTTTATGTAATGCTAGATGCCCGTTGTGCCCAAGAAATTTTTACGGTTACCCATACAATCTTGGATACACAGAAACTAATCTATCGCTGGCACGGTTACAAACGCTACTGCCTGGTACATTGGTCAATCAATTAGATGAAGTTATAATCAATGGCAACTACGGTGATTTTGTAATGAATCCCGAAAGCGTTGAAATAATCTCATGGTTGAGGTCTATAAATCCAACCATGAAGATACACATCAGCACCAATGGTGGTGCCCGCGACAAGAATTTTTGGCATCAACTGGCACAATTGAATTTAGAAATCTCCTTCTGTATTGATGGATTAGAAGATACTCATCACATTTATCGTCAAGATACCACATATCAACAGGTAATCAAGAATGCCAAAATCTACATTGATGCAGGCGGTCGCGCTGTTTGGACAATGACTGAGTTTGAACATAATAAACATCAAGTTAAAGAAGCAACTCAGCGGTCAAAAGAGTTGAACTTTTTTTCTTTTAACATTCGACCAACCACCAGAAACAAAGGCCCTGTGTACAATCGACAAGGACAAAAGATATTTAAATTAAGCAATATAGATTTACAAAAACCCAACACAATAGATGACACATTTGTTGAAAAAAATCACAGACAGAATAATTCAGAGAACTATTTCTCAACTGTGCCTAAAACTATCACGTGTGAAGCAAAGAAAAATAAATCTGTTTATATCACATCCGAAGGAATAGTTAAGCCTTGTTGTTACCTAGGATTAGATAAAACTAATTCAAAGTTTTATTCGGGCTTAGAAGAATTAGATCATTTTCAGTCAATTGAAAATTCTGTCGCTCTGTTTACAAAAATTGAAAAGACCTTTGACAATGGTCAGCAACTACGTGCTTGTCAATTTTTTTGCAGTATATGATCTCGTTTACTGACACCGCTCGAAACAAAATACAAAAGTTAGTCACAGCCAAAGGCTATGCTGGTATTCGTTTGGGTGTAAAGACCACAGGTTGCTCGGGTCTGGCTTATGTGTTAGAATACGTGAAAGAATACACACACGAACAGTATGTTATCAATTATGCACAACCGGACTTTGTTGTGCTAGTGAATCAAAAAGACAATGTGTATCTACAAAACATGACAGTGGACTATGTGCGCCAAGGCCTCAACGAAGGTTTTGAATTTCGAAATCCCAATGAACGCGACCGTTGCGGTTGCGGAGAAAGTTTTAGAGTTTAATGATTGTTCAAAGATATAATTATACCCCGTTGAATAGAGAGTCGATGGATGGTAAGAGACATTATTGTTTACCTGACGGCAGTAAAGTTCCTAGTGTTACTACAATACTGGATAAAACAAAACCACAAGAAAAAAGAGAAGCATTGGCCAATTGGCGGCGAGCAGTTGGCGAACAAAAAGCTCAGCAAATTACCACAGAAGCTGCAAATCGTGGCACACGTATGCATGCCTATTTGGAGCACTATGTCATGAGTGCAGACATGAAACCTTTGCCCACTAATACATTTGCCCACCCCAGTTGGTTCATGGCTGCAGAAGTTATTCTTAAAGGGTTATCCAATGTCGACGAATTTTGGGGAAGTGAAGTGCCAGTTTACTACAGTGGATTATATGCAGGCACTACAGATTGCATTGGAGTCTGGAAAGGACGTCCTGCCATCATGGACTTTAAACAAAGTAACAAACCCAAAAAGCGTGAATGGATTGAAGATTACTTTCTACAATTAGCCGCTTATGCCGCTGCTCATAACGAAATGCATGGCACCGATATACGTGATGGTGTAATTTTAATGGCCGTACAGCCCAAATTACTTGAAGATAACACATATTCGACGCCGGAATACTTGGAATTTGAAGTCTCTGGAGAAGAGTTTGATCGTTGGCATAATGAATGGATGAAACGAGTGGAACTCTATTATCTAAGTAACTAAATACACTATTAGGAACATGGATTATGGCGATTGTACAAATCTCTCAAATTAAACATCGTAGAGGCACTAACGAAAACTTGCCTCAATTGGGCAGCGCAGAATTGGGGTGGAGTGTTGATACCCAACAGTTATACATCGGCAACGGCACCTTGGCAGAAGGCGCACCCGACATTGGTAACACAGAAATTTTGACAGAACTCAGTGCTGCCCGCGGCGACATTCCTGGTCTTCCTGCTACATATACTCAAACCATAACAGCCAATACTACAGCAAATATTGCGTCTGCTGCATTTGATAGTTCATATCCGGGTACAACAATTAACTATGTTGTACAACGCGGCACCAACGTTAGAACTGGTGCAATTAGAATTAGTCAATATTTGAGTAACATGAGTTATGATGAAGAATATAACGAAACAGCAGATATTGCATTTACTTTGACAGTGACACAAGTCGGCAATGCATATGCACAACTAAGTGCTACTGCCGCTAACACAGGTGTTAGCGCAGGCATTAATGCTAATATCAAATATAGTTTTGCCAACCTTTCGTTTAGCTAATCAAACAATTTATTTTTTTAACACATGTGGAATCAACTACCCAGTGAGCGCCTCCGCTCCTGGCATAATTTTCGAAAAGACTTAGACAAACAGTCATTGGAACAAGCATTACAAGATGTACAACATCTTTGGAGTTACGCACCCTATGTGGCACACTACTTGACCACTGATCAGTTGGCAGCTTGGCCAAACCCATGGGAATTGATGTACGAAAACTACTATTGCGATCTTGCAAAAGCTCTTGGAATAGTGTATACTTTGTATCTAACTGGGCACAGGCCCGAAATGGAAATACAAGTGTACAGCGATCCGTCGACCAAGGAACAGTATAATTTAGTCTTTGTTGAACAAGGAAAATATGTTCTTAATTTGATCCACGACGAGGTTGTAAATAAAGAACATATCGATAAACACCTAAAATTAATTAAAACATTATCTATTATCGATTTGGGGCTGAACAAAATACAATAAAGAGAATAATATCAATGACAGCAATTCAAGTAACAAAAAGAAGCGGTAAAAAAGAACCTTTAACAATTGAAAAGTGGCAAGCACAAATAACAAAAGTATGTAACGGTACAGCAGATGTAAGTCAGAGTATGATCGAGATCAAAGCTCAACCCCATTTTTATAACGGGATGAGCACCAGGGAGATTGATGAAATCACTCTAAGGGCTATTGTTGATTTGATTGACGTGGAACATAATCCAGATGTTGGCCATGTGAACTATCAATATGTGGCCGGTAAACAGAGATTAAGCATGTTGCGTAAAGATGTATACGGAAATTATGAAGTTCCGCACTTATACAGCATTGTAAAGAAAAATGTAGAGATTGGTCTATATACGCCGGAACTACTAACATGGTATTCGGAAGAAGAATGGAATCGCATGAACGACATGCTGGATCATTCCAAGGATGAACAATACTCTTACGCAGCCGTCGAACAACTGATCGAAAAGTATTTGGTACGTAATCGTAGTACGAAAGAAATTTATGAAACTCCGCAAATTAGGTATATGATTGCCGCGGCTACAGTGTTTCATAAAGAAGAACCCAACAGTGCAAGAATGCGTTACATCAAGGAATATTACAATGCAGCATCAGACGGACTCTTCACTTTGGCAACGCCCGTTCTTGCAGGTCTTGGCACACCCACTAAGCAGTTTAGTAGTTGTGTTCTTATTCGCTCGGATGATGATCTGGACAGTATTTTCGCGTCCGGAGAAATGATGGCCAAGTATGCCAGCAAACGTGCTGGTATTGGTTTAGAAATTGGCCGCTTACGTCCATTGGGCTCACCCATACGTGGCGGCGAAATCATGCACACTGGTATGATACCATTTTTAAAGAAATGGTTTGGAGATTTGAGATCATGCAGTCAAGGAGGAATTAGAAATGCTAGTGCAACTGTGTTTTATCCCATATGGCATCATCAGTTCGATGACCTCATTGTGCTCAAGAACAATCAAGGAACAGAAGAAACCCGTGTCCGACACATGGACTATGGGGTTGTGCTTAGTGCTTTTTTCTGGCGTAGATTTAAAAACAAACAAGATATCACGTTCTTTGACCCTAACGAGGTGCCGGATCTATATGAAGCATTCTACCGAGACTCGACACTTTTTGAAGAACTGTATGTGGCTTATGAAAAACGATCTGACCTACGCAAGAAGACTATTTCCGCGGAAGAAGCGTTCAAGGGAGGCATTCTTAAAGAGCGAACAGACACAGGTCGTATATATCTAGTGTTCATTGACAATGTCATGAACCAAGGTCCGTTCGACCCAGAGTACCATACCATTTATCAGAGTAACCTTTGTTGTGAAATACTTTTACCTACTAGGTCTTTTAAGCGTCTCGATGATGCTGATGGCCGCATCGCTTTATGCACTCTTGGTTCTATCAACTGGGGAGCCTTCCGTAATCCTGAAGATATGCGCAGGGCTTGTCGCATTCTACATAGAAGCCTCAATAATATATTGGACTATCAAGATTTCTTATCAATTCAGTCAAAGTTAAGCAATGATGAAATTCGTCCTCTGGGCATTGGCATCACTAACTTGGCCTACTGGCACGCCAAGAGAGGTCTCCAGTACGGTGAGAAGGATGCCCTAGCAGAAGTCAAGTCTTGGCAAGAACATCAAAGTTTTTACCTAACTGAAATGTCAGTTGAGCTGGCAGAAGAACGCGGCAAGTGTTTGGGATCAGATCAAACACGTTACGGCCAAGGCGTATTTCCGTGGGAATTACGTGCTACCGGCGTTAACGAACTTGCAGATTTTACTCCTGAGCTTGACTGGGAAACACTGCGTACCAAGATGATCAAGCACGGTGTACGAAATGCCACTAATGGCGCTGTTGCTCCAGTGGAATCCAGTAGTGTTGTTATCAATTCGACCAATGGTATTGAAATGCCAATGAGTTTGATATCTGTTAAAGAATCAAAAGCAGGATCCTTTATTCAAGTGGTTCCTGAATATCACAAATTGAAGAACAAGTATCAACTTATGTGGGAACAGAAAGACTGCGAAGGTTATATCAAAACAGCGGCAGTTATTGCTGCTTATACTGATCAAAGTATTAGCACTAACACATTCTATAATCCAGCGCACTTTCCTGGACGCAAAGTGCCAACTACCATAATTGCCAAGAACCTAATGCAAGCACACATGTGGGGATTGAAGACGTTCTACTACAGTTTAATTAATAAAAAAGGTAGCAAGTCGGAGGAAGACATTCCAGAACCACTTGAAGAAATCAACTTCGACAATGTCGAAGATTGCGAAGCCTGCAAACTTTAAAGGTAATCATGATGCTTGAGTGGTATTGGTATTTTGTTTTTTATCTATTGCTGTTTCATATTAAATGCACAGTACACACTATCTATGTGCATAGAACTGTTGGACACGGCCACTTTATAGTATCTAAACCACTTGAATACTTTTTTAGATTCATACTATGGACAGGTAGTCAGGCTGGTCCTCGATGGGCAGAAACGTATGCTAGTAGACACAGAAAACATCACGTTACCAGTGATTCGGATCAGGATCCACACAGTCCCTACAATATGACTTTTCAAGAAATGTGTACCAACTGGAAAGTGGATCCATTGGATGCTGATCGTTATTGTCCAGAAATTAAAACTCCCGATGATTGGATGCAAAAAACCTTACATGAAAAATATAATAATCTTGGCCCATGGGCCATACACATTTTGTCTTTGATATTGTTCGGCCCAATTGGTTTTATCTTGTCTGTGATAATGAGATATATTACCAAGGACTGGTTGTCTATATTTGTTGGAAATTATATAAATCATAAATTTGGTTTCGACTATGCGGGTCATCGTCATCCAACAGACAAATCCAAAAATGTGTTTCCTTTGGGTCTGCTATTGGCAGGGGAAGAATTGCACAACAATCATCACAATTATCCCAAAGAACCCAATTTTAGAAGATTTTGGTTTGAAGTTGACTTGGGGTACGTGTATGCTAAAATACTGTCCTACATGGGATTATTAAAAATTAAGAAAGAAATCAAATGAGTGACGCACAATATAATTTAACAACAAAGACAGACTATTTGAATCGTAAAATGTTTCTGGATCCAGCTGGTCCTGTCACTATCCAACGATTTGAAGAAGTCAAATACAAAAAGATTGCAGACTATGATGCAACTGCACAGGGATTCTTCTGGCGCCCAGAGGAAGTTAGCTTAACTAAAGACAGCAATGACTTTAAAGAAGCAAGTGAAGCAGTCAAACACATCTTTACTAGTAACCTATTGCGTCAAACAGCATTGGACAGTTTACAAGGCCGCGGCCCCACACAGGTTTTCTCGCCTGTATGTAGTATTCCAGAACTAGAAGCATTGATGTACAACTGGGGATTCTTTGAAACAAACATTCACAGCAAGAGCTACAGCCATATTATTCGTAATATCTACAACGTGCCTAAAGAAGTGTTTAATACCATTCACGACACACAAGAGATCGTGGGCATGGCATCAAGTATTGGAAAGTACTACGATCAACTACACCGGATCAACTGCCATAAAGAAGTAGGTGGCCAGTATTCTGAAGAAGCACACATTCGAGCCATCTATCTAGCCCTACATGCCAGCTATGCGCTAGAAGCTTTCCGATTTATGGTATCATTTGCTACAAGTCTGGCAATGGTAGAAAACAAGATCTTTATTGGTAATGGAAACATTATCAGTTTGATTCTACAAGACGAACTACTGCACAAAGGATGGACAGCTTTCTTGATTAATCAAGTGGTCAAAGAAGACCCACGTTTTGCTCAAGCAGCCAAAGAGTGCGAAGCAGAAGTAATTCAAATTTACAAAGACGTTATTGCTGAGGAAAAAGCGTGGGCGGACTATTTGTTCCAAAAGGGTCCTGTGATTGGATTGAACGCTAATATTTTGAAAGATTTTGTGGATTACACCGCAGTGGGTGCTCTTAAAGATATTGGCATTAAGTATTGGACTGCATCGCCCAAGACCACACCCATTCCATGGTTCAACAAGCACAGTGATACTAGTAAGAAACAAACTGCCCTACAAGAAAGCGAAAGCACAAATTATGTTATTGGTGTAATGAATGAAATGCTAGACTACGATGCGTTACCTCAGATTTAATTTCCAACAAGAAATCAAATGCCAGGTGTAAAAACTGGTATATAATAAACTAAAGGAAATAAAACATGTTAACAGTGTATAGTAAAGACAACTGCCCGTTTTGTGTACAGGCAAAAAACTTATTAAAACTCAAAGGATTTGAGTTTGAAGAAATTAATATTTCACAACAACCAGAAGCTCGAGAGTTTATCATGAGCGAAGGACACAGAACAGTGCCACAAATTTACCAGGACGGTAAATTGTTTGTGGAAGGCGGATTCCAAGGTCTATCAAAACTAACTGAAGATCAACTAAAGGAAAAACTAAATGCTATTTGATACCAGCTATAAATCAAATGAAATTGTTTGCTTTAAATTAGTGAACGGCGACGAAATTGTTGCAAAAATTGTAGAACAAACTGCAACTGGCTGGAAAATTAATAAGCCATGTACAGTGGTTCCCAGTCATCAGGGGTTGGGGTTAGTGCAGACTCTGTTTTCGGCGGATATAAATAAAAATGTAGAGTTAAAATCAGAACATGTAATGATGCATTCTGTCACTCTGAAAGCATTAGAGGATCATTATATCACAACCACAACAGGTATTTCTGTGGGTAACGGTTCCATTATTACATAAGGAAAACACATGGCGGGCGGAGTCACACGAGAAGGCGATCTATTTGGAGCGGGCGGTATAGTGTTTGGAAACAGTGCAAGTAATGTAACTGTGGACGGTCGTCCAGTGGCCTTGACCGGTAGTTTTTATACGCCTCATATTTTATGTAGTCCAAAAAGTCCTCTACACTGTTTTGGCATAATCAGTAGCAGTGTGAGCAAAGTATTGGTTAATGGTGCTCCTCCATTGATACAAGGCAGCAAAGGCCTATGCGGTCATACTGTGTCGGGCGGAAGCAGTTCTGTGGTGATTTTGGGATAATCAATGAGAGTACCATCAACGTATGCCAATGTAAGTCCGGGAATACAAACATCTGGACTAACACCATTACAAATTGCATTAGTCAACACCATGACCGCAGCACCAGTTAATGCCAGCAATAGCCCTATTCTTATCAATAAAGCATTTATTAATACCATGAACGCTTACGCAGACTCAGGAGTCCTAAGCCCAACACCATATGATTCTCGTACAAGCACATTAGTTGATATTAATAGTTTGCCGGGTTATAGCTACGTGACAGAAGGTGACGCTGTTTATCTGTATCGTCGTGCCGAAGACTGTGGCGAACAAGAAAATAGAGTGGAAAAGGTTTTAATAGGCAACCTGACAGTATTGTCTCAGCAGCTGGGTAAAATCTTATACACCTATTATGGTAGTTTAATTAGAGGCGGCTCAGTATCCAGTGGTGCAGGCGGCCCGTACGGCACAGGCGGGTTACTAAGTCCTTATCCCGGATCCGACGGTAGCACATACAACACAGACACCATCACTGGCACATTTGACGATTTTCAAGGCAATGCCGTTGCTTCAACTGCACCTGCGCCCCGAGGAGGCATAGCATGAGTGATAATGTAATCGATGCTCGTTATGTTGGCGGAGCGAAAGTAAATACTTACATTTCAGTGCCCACCGGTCAAGTCGACGCAGAAGGTGCATCAGGCACCATTACCATTTACTTGCCTCAGAATTTTGATGTACCTAGTCAAGCAGGCGTGTACTCGGGAAGTCTGAGTAGTTTAGGTAACATGGTAGCCATGCAGTTAAACACTGAGGGCTATTTGTTTTATGATGCTATTTCCGGGGAGCTCGCAGACCCAACTAAAACAAATTTTGGATTCTCGTACAAACAAAATATCGACATCCAAGTAAAACCATACCTGTTGGGGTATTTTAGACAATATTGGAAAAATCCCGCGGGCAGTACATTTGGAGCAGATAGTCCCATACCCGCACTTACAGGCGTGATGCCTGCAACCAGTGAGTTTGTTGACGTTCAAGGGAATTTTTTATTCTATGTGGACCAACAAATGTGTCGTTTGACAGGTGGTGGTGGGGGATTCAACTTTGATTATTTCTACAGTGCATTTAGTCAGTTGCTAGGCTGGGTAGACACCAGTAACAAATATATACTAGCACTAAAACAAATAGAACAAAGAAATTTAGAATATTACGGATTTAAAAATTATAATCAATATGTCACACAGGGATTGACCAAGTATCAAACTGGTCAGTCATTGAGGAAATGTTTAAGTAACATAGGTAAGTTAACACAGACCATCGGCCAAGGCCATTTCGGTACACCTGGCGCCGTTGCCAAGTCATTGATTGATAACAATTTGGGATATATCGGCGACTTGAGTCAAAAGCTGTATTTGTCCGGAGTTGTGTATGACGATATCTACAATCCAGACTACAAAATATATATCACTAACATTTTACAGTCTATTACTGATCCCGCTGATTTAGAAGTCATACAAGACACGTTGGAAAGTAAATGTGTAATCTTGAGAAGTCTGATGGATTACACTTCGTTAGAAGCAGCAAGCGGATTACAGAATGATAGTGAATTTGCAAACCTTGAAGAAGTGGGCAAAGATTTATATTTGAAGTTTCCTAATGCAGAATTTGTTGATGGTAACAGCCTTGTGCGCTTGATCAATGACATTGAAGGAATTTCCGGAAGCTCGGTGGAGAACGTGGCTGGCACAGACACATTGCTGTCCCCCGGTATCATCGAATCCTTTAAAAACTTTTTACCATTGGCGCAAGGGGACGACCCTATTACCGTAATGAATGTCATTGGTACTCCGTCGGGCTATCTAAACGATTACATGCAAAAAGTAGTCCAAGGAATAGACGAGTTAGCCAAAACATCTTACGGTCAGCAAATTGCCAATGCCCTCATGGAGATCAGTAGAACAGGTGCAGGTATTGCGTTAAACTCTGCCGAACAACGTGCATTTGAACGTTATGTGCCTGTACCTCCACCCGTATACTCTTCGGACGAATCTGGGACATCGTTGGTATCCGCGGGCGGTCCAGGCTATTGGGTGGTACAATGCAACCAAAAAAAGCAAGCCTACTATGACTTGTTAAACACAGTAGTCGCAGACAAGAGTGGAAACATTCCTGCAATCATTGAAAAAATTAACAACAATTACCTCGAAGCCTGCAGACTGCTACAAACCGAAATTAAAAATTATGCCAAAGCAAACATTAGGGTTGAACCATATGCGTTCAACGGACAAATTTTTAGCTTCGTGGAAAACTTATCGGGACTAGCAGTGGACTCCGGAAACATCGGCACAGCCTACATGTTGTACAACATGGCTCAAGATAATGACGCTGGCAACTTGTTAAAAACCGTAATTGTCCAAGCAAGAAACGATCAGAGTCTCGTGGATGCCGGAGTCAAATTAAACGGCCCAGTTTGAGTAAACTGCTCGTATTACTTGATTTTTTATCTAAATTCTTGTATAATACACTACTTTATTAGGTAAAGTAGGCACTTTATACTGATTTTCATTAGGTATATAAACTTACACTCTTGAAGAAAGGAGAAGATATATGGCAACATTAGACGCTATATCAAATCACTACTATAGTAGAGTGATAGCAGTAACCCAGGCATTACTAATTGCACTGGCACTAATCTTGGCAACAACTTTGGTGGTTTCAATCACCAAGAACAAACTGAATAACTTGCGGGAGGGATTGGCCTTGCAAGACGCATTTGAAATCTCAACGACCGACAAATTAAAACAACTGGATTGTTTGACCAAAAATATCTACTGGGAAGCCGCTAGCGAACCGTTTGAGGGTAAAGTGGCAGTGGCGCAAGTTACTATGAACAGAGTTGCATCTGGAAATTTCGGCAGCGGAGTTTGTGGCGTGGTTCATCAAAAAAATGTATTTTATCAAAAAGTGGTTTGCCAATTTAGTTGGGTTTGTGAAACTACACATAAGATTAAACCTGTACATCCAACCATGTATGCAGAAAGTCAGGAAGTGGCCAAAAAAGTTTTATTTGAAAACTTTAGATTGCCTGGATTAAAAAATGCGTTATACTATCATGCAACTTATGTAAACCCTGGATGGCGCAAACAAAAAATTGCTCAAATTGGACAACACATTTTTTACAAGGATTGACATGATTTTGGATACATTCACTGGAACAAAGTTTATTGTTTTGTTAAAAAAATTCTTTGTTGAACATATTAAAAAACTAACCGCAGAAACGCTAGGATGGATGTCCGCTATCACCTTGCATCTTAGCACTGTGCCTTCCATGGTTGCATTGATGACTGGACTCAGTGACAAAATGCCCGGATTAGACATTGTGGCATTTATATATGTTAGTTTAATTCTAATGTTCGCAAAGGCCATTATAATGAAAGATCAGTTAAATATTATTACAATAGGCGTGGGTTTTATTTGTCAGGCCGCGGCCATGGCGTTTATTTTGTTTAAGTAATATTATGAACTATTTTGAATTGTTGGATAAGTTAGACGGTTTATATGATCGTTTAGAAGGACAGCAATTAACAGCTAGTCAAATAGCTGCCAAACTCAGTCGAGCTGTACCTTTTGACAGTTGTCAAATCACATCGGTCAACACAATTAACATCAATAGAGATATCGATGTTAGTGGCCAATACGACCCCGACAGTGATGAAGAGGGCGAATCCGCCATAGAAATTGAATTGATTTTTCCAAGACGCAGGCGCAAGTTTCAAAAATTCACATTGGATGAATCTGAATTGACTCGAACTGTTTGGCGATGTTTGGTTGTTGATGTGTGTAGTGTACTGGGCCATGAGTATGTTCATATGGAACAGTTTAGACGTAGGAAGTTCAAAGATGGTAGATACTATCGTAGCACACACAAAAATCAAAGTGTAAAAGAAAATCAAGAATATTTTGGTATACCCGATGAAGTGGATGCTTACGCATTTACTGCCGCGGCCGCAATGGCCTACGGATTATGGGATAACGGTAAACCTATTCCATATAAAAAGACCAGTGTGTGTCAAATCTATTCTGCATTGTTTGACAAGAAACATCCTGTTCTATTAAAATTAGAACGCTTGAGTAAAAAATATTATAAACGTTTGGAGCAACAATATTATGTCACATACAGCAGAAACTGATTCAGACAACGACATGTTCGACGATATCGACGATACCGATTATATTTTTGTTGTGGGCGAAGACGGTAATTTAAAAAGCGTCTTGATGCCCGGTGAATTTGAAAATCAAGTTACTCCCGAAAATGTTGAAAAAATTCTCGGAATCTTTCAAGTAAATCAATTATACTCTGCCACGTTGCATTAATATTATGAAACTTCAAATTTGGTCATTGCAAAAACCCGAAACAGTATTCAATCCATCCAGTAAGGAACATAGGCAAGCATACCATGATTTTTTAAAATCTCGTAGCTGGAAGAATTCTAAATTTCAATTTATACTGGAAGATGATCATTGTGACTTACCCAGTTCTATTAATAACAAATTAATAGACTATTATGTCAACAAAGAATTTCAAAAAATGTAATACTAATCTATTAGAAGTCCTCGTTCTATCAGACGCAGAATACTAAACTAAAAGTACTACTTTTGAGATACCCTTCCAAAATGAAGGAGTATTGCTCATTATTCATTTTGGTGTTATAATAACATTATGATGAAACGCAAAGCCCGACAAGACCGTACACATGCTGTTTACATGTTGGCAAACACCAACACAGGCGAGTACTACATTGGTATTACTGTGTGCAGCCAAAAAGTCAAACAAGCATTAAAAGTTCGTGTGCAAAAGCACATCCGCCGTGCCCTTACTGAGGGCAAAGATTGGAACTTGTGCCGCAGTATTCGCGAGCACGGTGCAGATGCATTTGAATACGAATTGTTAGAAACAGTGCGTGGCCGCAAGCCAGCTCATGCTCGTGAACGTCAACTAATCGCTGAACATGTGCCAGCATTGAATCAATATTAAGGAATCAAAATGAGTGCAATGAGTGACATTTATACCGAAATTCAAATTATGCTAGAGCAAGGCCATAGTCCGCAGGCCATTGCACAGGTGTTGGAAGTGCCAGTCAGCTGGGTGTATGAAGTGTATGAACAGTTGACAGAGGACATGCCCGAACCTCCAGCGCCGACTGAGGACGAACTGGACGACATGGCTGACTATTACAGCAACTACAGCTCGGAACAATATCATGAATTTGATTAATTGTTTCTTTCATTTGACACATCGTCAAATTGACAATATCTTAAAATGGATAGCAACTGCAATAACACTGGCAGGTGCGGTGTTGACCAGTTTGGCTGTGGATCCCTATAATGTTTACTTGTTAAACACAGGTGCATTTATCTTTCTCATTTGGGCAGTTCGTATCAAGGATGGCGCCATGATTGCAGTTAATGCAGGCCTGTTGGTAATTTATGCAATTGGCACACTCAGGGCAATTATTCAATGAATAAGAAACAAGAACTCTTTAAGATCACCTGGCGACAAACCTATACTGATTGGCAAGTCAATGAGCTGGCTGATCCCGTAGAGTTGGCTTTGATGGATAGTGATTTTAACGAAGCTAGGGAGTTGATTGAAAAGGTTAAAAATTTAAATGAGTAACACCTTTGTGCTCAGTTGGGACTGTTTGGGACTGGAAGCCTGTGTCAACGTCACGGACATTGACAAGCGCAAGATGTGGTCCACCCTTAAAGATGAAGATACCAGCAGGGATCCAAACATCGGCCATATTGTTAGCATGCTGACACTCAGGGCTCGTTATAATGGACAGAGACATTACGAAATATATGCAATTGACACAGTTGAGGAAATTACAGAAAAAGATCTCAGGCAGATGTTTGAACAGGATCCACAAGGAAGTTCGGATCTAATTAGACAGCGTGGCAGGCAGTTGTACAGTGATAGATATTCTGAGAATCAGATAAAAATACGTTAAGTTTAAAATCATAATCCCGCTAAATACGATATAGCGGGATTTTTTATGACTCGACAAATTATTAATATTGGAACTGGGCCAGACAGTTACACTGGCGACAATCTTAGAACAGCATTTACCAAGGTAAATGATAACTTTGCGCAACTTTATGCAGGTAATGTGGGTGCTAATACAACCATTAATGTACTAACCGCAAACGCTGTGTCCACGAACGGCAATGTATACGCAGGCAATGTAATAGTACAATATCAGGTGGTATATAATGGCAACATAAGTGCTCCGTATTTTGTTGGTAATGGCAGATATTTAACAGGTGTTTTGGTTTCCGCTAACTTGGGTAATTTATCAATCGGTGGGCCCAATAATCTAACCATATCGGGCTCGGTTGCTGGAAATATTGTATTAGATCCAGCAGGTGATGGCAATGTTAGTATCGTCAGTGATGTCATTCCTGGGGCCAATGTTACCTACAATTTAGGCAGCAGCACTAGACAATGGAAAGACCTGTGGCTGAGCAACAGCACCTTGTATCTGGGTGGATTTCCTGTCACAGTGTCCAATACAGGTGCGCTGTCAGTAAATGGCAGTCCAGTGACCAGCAGCTACGGCAATGCCAATGTGACTGCATTCCTACCTACTTACAGCGGATTATTGGGCGGAACTTTAAGCACAGTCAGTCAGCCAAACATCACAGCAGTGGGCACATTGACCAGTCTGACTGCCACCAACGACATTACCACAACCAGTGGCAGATTTATTGGCAACGGTTCTGGTTTAACTGCCATTACTGGCGCAAATGTAAATGGCACAGTGGCCAATGCTACTTACACAGTCACCGCACAATTTGTTACTGGCCTGACCGGTGCCAATGTTACCACAGCATTGGGCTATGTGCCGTTAAACAGTAATTCGGCCAACACTTATTCCAACACCAATGTGGCTGCATACCTTACTCGCGGAACATCTCTTATTCCTGGTGTTACTTTGGCAGGAAATATATTTGCAGGTCCGATATCTGGATCCGCAGCAGAACCAGGATTCCGTCGATTAACAACTAACGATTTGCCAGACCTAAGCGGAAACATTTCAAGTTACTTGCCAACATACACTGGCAACATTGCAGGTAACATTGTCAAGAATGACTACACCTGGACCTTTGGTACAGATGGTAACTTGGCATTGCCCGCAGGCGGAGTTTTATTGGTAAGTGGAGGAATAGCACCGGCATCATTGATTACAAGCCCTGCTCCTTACCTAAGTGGTTTCGGCAGCATTAGTTCGCAAACGATGACTGCCACAGGTAACATCAGCGGCAATTATATTTTAGGTAATGGAAGTCAGTTAACTGGACTGTCAGCAACTTATTCAAACACCAATGTGGCCAGTTACCTACCTACCTACACAGGCAATATTTCTTCTGGCAACATCAGCACCGGCGTGATTACACTCACAAATGGTGCAGTGATTCGAGACACAGCCGGTGATGCCATAGCATACGGACGAAATGCTGGACTAACCTCACAAGGCAGTGAGACTGTAGCAATTGGTGTGGCCGCGGGTAGTTTAGCACAAGGTACTGGTGCAGTGGCAATCGGCAGTGCTGCCGGTCTCACCAATCAAGGTACTAATTCTATAGCAATTGGCAGGGTGGCGGGTTCAACCAATCAAGCCACCAACTCAATCATCCTGAATGCCACTGGTACTGTCTTGGATCAAACCACTGCCAACACATTCACAGTGGCACCGGTCCGAAACGATGTGGCCAATGTATCGCAGGTCATGTTCTACAACACCACTTCAAAAGAAGTCACTTATGGTAATACCATTAGCGTTGCTGGTAACATCAGCGGTGCTGCGTTAACATCAAATGCATCTATTACAGCAATTACAACAATTAGTGCATTGGGCGGATTACAAGCAACTCCAATTGGCAATGTAGTGGGCCGAGCAAGCTCGGGCTCATTTACTACCATTACTGCCAATGGAAACTTAACAGTTAGTGCAGTGTCGATTAATAACTCAGCAACTGTTGGTACAACGTTGGGAGTGACTGGTAATGTCACAGTTGGTGGCAACTTGACTGTCACTGGCAATATTACAGGCAATGTTGCTACAACATTCCAAAGCACTTGGACTGTGCCTACAGGCAACAGCACCCAGAGTTTCACAGTGAATAGCGGCACATATAGTATGTGGGTCGATTGCAATATCACCAATGGTATCTTGGTTTGGAATGCCACGGCTACTGTTACCAACACCAACGTGCCTGTTGTGGGTTCTCAGTATGCCTGGGTCTACAACGGCGGAGGCACACCCATTGACTTTACTAGCATACCCAATCAGTTTACAGGCACTGCCAATGCCATCGTGCGTAGCAATACGGCTCCCAGTGCAACTACCAATAGATTTGACTTTGG